TCTGGTTATACGCAGCGCGGTATTTCGCTAGTGAAATATGAAAATCTACTGATAGGATCACATTTTGGATAACGGTGGAACAAGAGCCGGAGCAGGGCAAAAACCCAAAACAGTTGCAGATGCCAGTGGGCAGTCGTTCGTTTTTTACTCAAAAGCCAGAGCCAAAAAAGAGATGCACCTTGCCAATCTTGCTGAACTGAAAGAACGAGCGCAGCGTGGTGACTTGGTCGAGAAAACAGAAGTTTCCGCTGATGCTGACTTTGTTGGCAGACTCACACGCGATTCATTCATGGCATTGCCTGAACGTGTTGCATCGTTGTTGGTTGGCCGCACTGAGCATGAAATACTTCAAGAACTCAGGGGGGAAATTCGCGACACATTACAAACTATTTCGGATGGATTGAATGGAAATTGAACAACTGGCCACAAGTGACTTAATACCGTATGTGAATAACGCGAGGACGCATGATGACAATCAGGTGACTCAGATCGCTGCAAGTATCAAGGAGTTCGGATTCACTAATCCAATTCTCATCGACAACGATAATGGCATCATTGCCGGGCATGGCAGACTAATGGGCGCGCAGAAGTTAGGCATTGAACAAGTGCCATGTATTCGGTTGGGTGATTTGTCTGAGGCACAAAAGAAAGCATACATTATTGCTGACAATAAACTGGCTCTGAACGCTGGCTGGGATTTAGAGATGTTGTCGATTGAGATCGAAGAACTACAAGCGCTCGACTTTGATATTGATTTGCTTGGCTTTGATGCTGATGAACTAGATGAGATGCTTTCTGTGGAAGTTGAGGGATTGACGGACGAGGACGAAGTTCCGGAAGTTCCCGAAGAACCGACAACTAAGCTGGGTGATATTTACCAACTTGGCAATCACCGATTGATGTGTGGTGATAGCACCAGCATTGATGCGGTTGAGTTGTTGATGGGTGGTGTTAAGGCTGACATGGTATTCACCGACCCACCTTATGCTTTATTTGGTAATAGCACAGGGGTTGCAGGGGTTGCAGATGACAACATGGTGCGTTCGTTCTTTCGTGATGTGTTTGTGGCGATGAAAACATACTCAAAACTATTTGCTCATTTCTATGTGTGTTGTGATTGGCACTCTGCATTTGCTATTGAGGGCGTGAGTAGACAGGTTGAAATTAAGCCGAAAAATCTGATTATATGGGATAAAGGGAACGGAGGTGTTGGGGCGATGTATCAGCATTGCTATGAGATGGTGTGGTTCTTTGATAATTCACCAACATCTAAAACAACCATGCCTAATACTAAGGCTGGTGTGAGAACGGTCAACGGAGTGCCTAACATTTGGAGAGTGAGTAGGCATACATCGTCAGACAGAGTTCATAATGCACAGAAACCCATTGAACTTGTTGAAATAGCCGTTGAAAATGGAAGTGACGCAAAGAGTAATGTTTTGGATTTGTTTGGTGGCTCTGGCTCAACCCTCATCGCTTGCGAAAAGACCAACCGCAACGCTTACCTGATGGAGTTAGACCCGAAGTATTGCGATGTGATTGTTAAGCGGTGGGAAGATTTCACTGGTAAGAAAGCAGTGTTGATTGATGGTTAGCACTTATTGCAAGGCGGCTGCTGCTGCAATACTAGCAGAACCCGATGTCACTGTTTCGGAATGGTCTGACAAATATCGTCTACTCGACCAAGCAGCATCCAGTGAACCCGGCAAGTGGCGCACTAGGCGAACACCTTACCTGAAAGAGATTATGGATTGCTTATCGGCAACACGGCCTGAGAGCATTATTGTCTTTATGAAAGGTGCGCAGATTGGAGCAACGGAGGCCGGTAACAACTGGCTTGGCTACACCATCCATCATGCGCCAGCACCGATGCTATACGTTATGCCGACAGTTGAAGCTGCCAAGCGAGCAAGTAAACAGCGTATTGCTCCCATGATTGATGCTATTCCAGAAGTGAAAGCAAAAGTGGCTGTGGCTAGAGCAAGAGATTCCGGCAACACTTTATTCCAGAAAGACTACCCCGGTGGAACGCTGATACTGACCGGTGCAAATTCAGCCATTGGGTTGCGATCAATGCCAGCACGTTATCTGTTTATGGATGAGGTTGACGGTTATCCAACTGACTTAGACGGTGAGGGTGACCCGATTCAACTAGCGATTCGCCGGACGGCAACCTATAAACGCAACCGCAAGATATTCATTGTATCCACACCCACAATTAAGGGGTTGTCAGCCATTGATGATTATTACGAGCAGTCTGACAAACGGCGGTATTTTATCCCATGTCCTGAGTGCAAAGAGTTCCAAGTTTTGGAATGGAAGATGATTACATGGACAGATTCAGACCCGGACACAGCAGCGATGACATGCCAACATTGTGGATCAATTGTGTCGGAGTCGAACAAGACACACATGCTGCGCGATGGAGAATGGCGCGCAACGGGTGAGGGGAGATTCACGGGATTCCATCTCAGCAGCCTGTATTCACCGGTTGGCTGGTACTCCTGGTCGGATGCTGTTGCTGACTTCTTAGCGGCTAAAAAGGTCGGGGAAGAACAACTCAAGACATGGGTCAACACCGTTCTGGGCGAAACATGGGAGGAACAGGGCGAGCAAGCTGATCCTAATTCACTGATACTCAGGCGCGAGGAATATGATGAGCCACCGATACTTTGGCGAACTATCGGGGCCGATGTCCAAAAAGACAGGATTGAGTTGGAATTGGTTGGCTGGGGTGAGGGTGAAGAATCGTGGGGGTTGGAGTACATAATCCTCCCCGGTGACACGACACGACAAGAAGTTTGGTCAGCACTCGATGATGTGGTTGCTGATTTGCAGCCGGATGGTATGTGCATCGATTCAGGCTATAACACCCAACTTGTTTACAATTGGGTTGACCGCAAACGGTGGGTCTGGGCGATCAAAGGGGTGTCAGGCCAAGGGTTGCCGTTGGTTCAGGACACACAAAAACGTAACGCCAGGCTGCGGAAGAAGCGCAAACGAGCATTTGCACCGGAGCCAATTGGGGTCGATCAGGGTAAATCCATTATCTATTCACGACTCAAGATTACTGAACCGGGCGCTGCTTACTGTCATTTCCCCAATCAGGCCGACTATGATGACGAGTATTTTGAGCAATTAACGGCTGAAAAGTTGGTTACACGGTACAACAAAGGCAGACCTCGGCAAGAATGGGTCCAGACACGGCCAAGAAATGAAGCGCTTGATTGCCGGGTGTACGCATTGGCTGCATTGCGGTTGTTAGCACCGATAACGAAGAAAGTTGTCGAGGAACCGAAGAAAACAGAGCAACCACCAAAACAACGATGGAACTCACCGCAACAAGGAGGTGGCGCATGGCTTTAGCTGACATCATATCGACAGTCATGGCTGACAGTGGTCTGGACGATGATACGCAGGAAGAACTGGAACAAAAGCTATGGGATGCCATTCGCAGAGAGTATGCCAGTGGCTATGTCTATGTACCGGTACGCAACCGGGTCGATTCTCGTTCGGTACGATTGATGTGGAATGGCCGTAATGTTCAGCAAGTCATGGTGCGGTTCGGTATCAGTCGCGCAAGGGTCTATCAGATCATCAATACGCAGTAACACACTCGATGGTTGGCAGTCAATGGTTGGCACCTGACCAGTTATTTACCGTCAACCATCAAAAAGTGGGTGACACCCATGCCGGAGGCCGCGAATTTACTGGGTTTATGGTTGGCACCTAAAAAATGTCATATTTAGGTGAAAAATGTCACATTTAGGCGATATTTAGATGGATACACCTACTTCCATCTAAAGATTGTCTAGTTTTCACTATGGATACTAGACAGGGCTATTTGAGAAAATTAGCCTATGAAGAACCAATTCCTTGCGGCAAACTATGCCGTCACAGAACCGACTTCCATCGTGGTCGGGGATCGAGTCGCTTTCAAGCGCTCAGATATTCATGCAGCCTATCCCAATACTGACTACACGCTGAAATATGCGGCCCGGAAAGAGGGGGATGGTCTTTCAGAGATCGAAATCACCGCAGTTGCCTCTGGTGTTGACTATCTGATCGAAATCGCATCAGCAGTCACATCGACATGGACCACAGGCACTTATCAGTGGCAATCCTACATTATTCGCAACAGCGACAGCCAAAGGGTCACTCTTGGCACAGGGTTGTTCAAGGTATTTGCGGATAAAGATTCCAGCACCGATTCGGCTGACCCTATATCACACTTGCGGAAACGGTTATCGAATCTGGAAACAGCTATAGAAACCCTATCCAGTAAGACCAGCAGCAGTTATTCAATAGCAGGCCGTTCGATGTCATTTGGTGATCTGACCGAGTTGGAACAGATGCGCGATAAGACAGTGGCAGAAATATCGGTTCGCGAACGTGGCCGTTTTGGAGTTCGTGGATGAGTAAGAGAATGTTTGCGGCAGCATCACCGAATGTTGTTAAAGATTGGATTTCCGAATCAAAAGAGATTAACCAGGACTTGCGTGAGCAGGGTACAGCGCTCAGAGCAAGGGCAAGAGATTTAGAACAGAACAACGACTATGCGGCCAAATACTTACAGTTGGTCGAAGTCAACATGATCGGTGAGCAAGGTATTCGGCTGCAAGCAAAGGCGCGAACCTCTAAAAAGAAACTAGATCAGCGCACCAATCGAATTATCGAATCCGCATGGATGCAGTGGGGCCGGCCTCGCCAATGCTCCGCAGACGGCAGGCTATCCTGGCATGACATCCAGAGATTGGTCGTGCGGTCTGTAGCCAGGGATGGTGAGGTTTTAATACGTCTGATTAACTCGGACGGTTTGAAATTGATGGTCTATGAGGCCGATTATCTCGATCACGCATTGAATCGTGACCGCACCGAGAAAGAAAATCGCATCGTGCAGGGCATCGAGGTTGACCGACAGGCGAAACCCGTTGCTTATCACCTATCAAAAAGTCATCCGGGCGATCATCCGGGGGGCATCTTCCAGAATCCTCGCGTTGAGTATGACCGGGTTCCAGCCGATGAGATTATCCATATATTCCGCACTGACCGAGCCGGTCAAATGCGTGGAGCATCGTGGTTAGCACCGGCAATGATCCATCTGTTGATGCTGAACCGTTATGAACGCGCAGAAATGATTGCTGCTGAGTTCTCAGCCAAAAAGATCGGCTATTACAAAACACCGACAGGCGATTGGCTGGACGATGATAAAAACGATTATGGATTGCCGAGTGACATCGGTGGTCTGGGGATGACCGAGTTACCGGTGGGCGTTGAGATGGGCATGATTGACCCACAACACCCGGTCAGTGCTTTCGCTGATTATGTATCTGCCGTGCTCAAAGGTATTGCAACCGGTCTGGGTGTCAGTTATCACGCATTATCCGGTGATTTAACACAAGTTAACTTTTCCTCGATTCGCTCCGGCACGATAGAAGAACGTGACCGTTGGAGACAACAGCAGTCATTCTTTGTTGAGCATCTGCACCGCAGAGTGTTTGAAGCATGGTTATCGGCAAACATCACGAATCTGGGTTATGCCGCAACCGATTTCAAGCGACTCACTAATGTGAACTGGCAGCCTAGAGGGTGGACCTGGGTCGATCCAGTTAAGGATATGCAGGCCCATCAGTTAGCGTATCAGATGGGCATTACATCACTCACCGACATTGCAGCGACGCAGGGCCGTGACTTGGAAGATGTGTACGACCAGTTGCAGAAAGAGAAAGAACTGGCCGCTCAGTATGGACTACAACCGATTACCGAAAAGGAGGACACGCCTGATGACGAAGATTAAAACAGGTGATTTGAACAGAATATTTGATTTGGACAGATCGGCGATTGATGCTGATAGCAGAACTGTTCGCTTATCTTTTTCATCCGAAGAACCAGTTGAAAGATGGTTCGGCCAGGAGGTCTTAGACCACCAGCCGGGCAGTGTTCGTCTGGACCGGATGAACGGGGGCGCACCGCTGCTATTAGATCACGATTTGACTGACCAGATTGGTCGCGTAGAAAACGCAACGATAGAAAATGGACGAGGGTCAGCCGTTGTTCGATTTTCCAAAAGTAGTCGAGCCGAAGAAATATGGCAAGACGTTATTGACGGCATCCGTACCAACATTTCTGTTGGTTATCGCATCCACGAAATGAATGTAGAGGGTGAAAAGGATTCCGAGATTTATCGAGCAACCGATTGGCAACCTCATGAGGTATCCATCGTGTCAGTACCGGCAGACACTTCTGTTGGGATTGGACGGGACTTGGTTGGCGATCACGAAACACAAATTCACACACAGGGAACAGTTATGACTGAACAAACGATTGATATTGATGCAGTGAAGTTAGAGGCAAGAACTGCCGCACTCACTGAGGAAAAAACGCGCGTTGGCACCATCAACGCAATGGCTAAAGATGCAGGGTATTTGCGTGAACTCGCAGATAAGGCCATCGAGGATGGCATGCCGATTGATGACTTTAACAAGGTTGCACTTGACCGCACCAAGGACGAAATGAAACGTCAGCCGACAGTAATGCCGGATGCACCGGTTCGTTCAGTGGATATGTCACGCACAGAGCGTGAGCAGTATTCATTAATGCGAGCGATTCAAGCACAAGCCTCTGGCGATTGGTCGGGCGCTGGTCTTGAGCGTGAAGTGAGCGAAACGATTGCTCAACGACACGGCCCATCAAACGGTGGCTTTTACTTACCGATCGACATGGCATGGAGTCGTGATCTTGCAGCAAGCAACTCCGGCAACATCGTGGGTACTGACCATATGGGTTCATCATTCATTGACGCACTTCGCGCCAACATGGTGACCAGCCAGTTGGGTGCCAGAGTGATGACTAACTTACAGGGCAATGTGGCTATTCCGGCATTGAACGCTAAGACAAATGTCTATTGGGTTGCAGAGGGTGCAGCACCGACTGAAGGCGCACCAACTTTCAGACAAGTGACACTCTCACCGAAGAACATTGCAGCTTATGTTGATATAACGCGCAATCTGATGATTCAATCTGATCCAAGCGTTGAGAATATCATTCGCCAAGACATCACGAACGGTGTTGCCAATGCGCTCGATACGGTTGCACTGAACGGTGGTGGTGCTAACGAACCCTCTGGCGTATTACAAGCCACTGGTATCGGTTCTGTGACTTTAGCAAGTGCTGCTGCTCCGACTTTTGGGGAGATTGTTGATATTGAAACTCAAATATCACAAGACAATGCACTAACCGGCTCACTCGCTTATGTGACCACCCCATCAATGGCAGGCGCTTTGAAACAGACTGCTAAAGATGCAGGTTCTGGTCGATTCGTCATTGAGTCTAATGAAATGAACGGCTACAGAGTGGCAACAACCACAAACTGTCCTGCAAGCACAATTATATTCGGCAACTGGTCTGACCTAATCATCGGTCAATTCGGTGCGATTGAAGTGCTAACTGAACGCAGCGCAAGTACTGGTATTCTGACCTTGGGTATTCACCTTGCTGTGGATGTTGGCGTAAGACACGCTGAATCATTCGCTAAAGGTGCATAACCATCATCAGCACCAATCATGCTCTGGGCCTTGTGCCTGGGGTTCTGATTGGAGGGAGCGATATGGCTAAAGTTACAATTACACGCAATACGGCTGCCGGTGGGTTTGATCTGAAATCCGGGCAAACTGTTGAGTTATCCGAAGAAGATGCACTGACATTGATTCGCATGGGCAAAGCGGTTCCGGCAACGGCATCGTCTGCACCAGAGAGTCGTGATGGTGAGATCGTGAAGAAACGCTCGACCCGGAAGAAGTCGAAGAATGTTTGACGAAGATTTCGATCAGTTCTTTGCGACAACTGAACACGCGATTGCAGCTAGTTACACTCCGTTAGGATTGTCAGAGCGGTCAGTCAATGTGATCTTCCAGAACGAGTATTTTGAGATTGATTCTGGAACGGTTGGGGTGGAGGGAAGGCAGTCTTTGCTGGTTGCGAAAGCGAGCGACATCGTTGGCACAGGTCACGGTGACAAGTTCACGATTAGCAGTCAGAAATACAATGTTGTGACAGTCAGGCCGGATGGCACTGGAATGGTCGAGTTGGTTTTGGAGTTGCAAGATGCCTGACCATATTCGCCACCAGATCAGAGATGCAGCAGGTGATGCGGTGACAGGTTTATTGACGGCAGGCACGAGAGTGTTCAAGTCGAGAATCTATCCGTTGACCGATGCAGAGATGCCAGCGCTGTTGGTTTATACCACCACTGAAGATTCAGAACGTGACGGCATGGGTGAAACTCTAGCCAGATCGTTGTCACTTGTCGTTGAGGGTTATATCAAATCATCAGCAACCATTGATAATCAACTGGACAAGTTATCGGCAGAGGTTGAGTCGGCAATGGCTAGTGATCGAACTCTGGGAGGACTTGCGCGAGACTGTTATTTATCAGGAACAGAGATTAACTTCACCGGCGATGGTGAGGTTCCGATTGGAGTGGTCACGATGACCTTTCTGATTACATATTTTACGAAAATGCAAACGCCAACTGTGGCGATTTAGGAGAACGAAATGGCTACATATAGTGGGCGCGATGGAATAGTGAAAGCAGCCGATGCCGGTGGAACGGTGGTTGCTGTTGCCGAGGTTCGGTCATGGTCGATTGACGAAGAACAGGAGACTGTTGAGGATACCGCAATGGGCGCGACAACGCGCAGTTATAAGACGGGATTTAAAGCATGGACCGGATCATTTGAATGCTGGTGGGACCCAACTGATGCAACAGGTCAGTCAGTCATGGATGGTAATGTTGAACTGGAGTTATACCCGGCAGGAACATCAACAGGCGATACTTATTACAAAGGCCCAGCACTGGTCACAACGAAATCACGGAATGCGACATTTGATGGCAACATCGAGGCCTCGTTTTCATTCCAGGGCCGTGATGATTTGCAGACTTTGACGGTTGCATAGATGACGGATAAAACGTCAGACCTTAGTGTAATGGAGCGAGCGAAAGCGCATCAGCGCAAAGTGCTTGCTCAGAAACCGAGGTCGTTTTATGTCGAAGAATGGGAAACTACATTCTACATAAGACCGACCATGACTTTGCAGCAGAAATGCGAAATCACCGAACTTGCTGAAAGCGGTCAAAAGGCCAAAAGTTATGCGCTGACCATTGTCTATAATATGTGGGATGATGAGGGCAGGCCGGTTTTTCGCAAGGTTCAAATTGACGAACTTTGTAGACAGGTTAATTGCGATGTTCTTGAAAGGATTGCTACCGAAATTGGGCGAGCCGATCCGACAGTGGAGGAACTTGAAAAAAACTAATAAGCGACCCAGAGGTGATGTTCGCATTCCAACTTGCAGAGCATCTACACAAAACGGTCGCTGAGATTATGCAAATGAACCTGCGCGAGTTCTATGGGTGGGGGATATATATAAAACACAAAGCGAGTAAGGACGATGGCAAGTAAGGACATCAAGTTACACATCAACGCGAAAGACA